ATATGGTATAATTAAGGCACCACACAAAAATTATATAATGGTTACACTATTGAAAGTGCCTCATTTCGTCAAAAAATGTAGGCTCTACTTTTCGCATTTTCGATAGTGTAAAAAGATTTTTGTGTGGTAGCAAATCGGAGCTTGCGTTTTTTATGCGTGTAGCTACGATATTGGCTACACGCATTTTTATTTTAAGGAGGGCTCTATATGGGTTTGTTTTCGAGAAAGCCTGCGGAGGTTATAGCCGAATTTGACAAGCGCGCTTACGGGTGCAACGCCTTAAATAACGACGGCACAAGCCGCGCGAGTTATGTTGCAAAATTAAAAAAGGGAGAGGACTTATTTTTTAAGCCTGCTCCGACAAAAGAATATCCCGACACTATCGGCGTATTTACAAAGAAAGGGCACCAAATAGGCTTTTTACATTATACTTTCGTAAATGAGCTGCGAGGCACATATAGAAACAATAAAGCCTCGGCTGCTGTTGCGGATGTAGAGGGCTCGGGGCAAGGGCTTTCGGTGCTTATGCACATAAAAATATATAAATAAACGACAAAAAGGCAGAGGCTATTATAAAGCCCCTGCCTTTAATATTTAGTCGTCCTCGTCGGTGTCCTCTCCCGTGTAGACTTTTGCTCCCGCCTCCTCGAGAGTCTTTGTAAGCTCTGCGAGGTATTGCTCTTGCGCCGCTCGTATCTCGGCTATATTGTTTTGTACGGTATCTCTTAATACATTTGTTGCGCCCGTACCTGGGTGCTGTACTTTCTGTCCGTACATTACATCATTATAAGCGAGTACCTTTGCATTACGCGGCTGTATTTGGTGCGGGTTTACTCCAAACTCTACCCAATGCGGCGAGGCGTGGGAGGGTAGCTTGCCCTTTTTCTTTACCCTCTGCCAGGAATAAAAGCCGACTTGTAATTGAGGCTGCCCCGTAGAGTAGTCTACCATAGCCCAGGTGCCTATATGGTTTTTGAAACGCTTTGAGCGTATAGGTACCGCCGAGCGCAGATATTTACGGACAACTTTTCCCGAGGCTCGCAGAGCTGTTTTTGACAGCCCTACCATAGTTTTTTTAACCTCTTTACTTGTGCTTATAAATGTTACCTCTGTTTTTTTAGCCATAGCAAAACTCCTCTCGAAATGCGAAAAGGCGACGGGCGCAGTTTCCCGCTATCCCGCCGCCCTTTCTTTATGTGAATTTAAGGAGGACTATTTAAGCAGCTCGTTTACGCGCTTTTGTACGGCGGAGTAGTCGTACCCCGCTACCTCGAGCTTATTTTTTCGAGCTGCGCCGCTGCCCCATTTTCCCGCTATAACCTCGCGGGCGATTTCGTCAACGGTCTTTTTTATCGGCTCAGGTGCCGCTCCGCTTGTTGCGGCTGTAATAAAGGTGTTAAAGCCCGCTGCCGATAACTTATTTTTCATAGCCTGCGCATTTGCTACGGAGCTATAGGCTCCGACTTGCACTTTGTATAAGCCGCCGCTTTGTACTATGTATGTATCAAAGCCCGCTGCTTTTACCTTTGCAGCAAGGTTTACGGCGTTTTGATATTTGCTAAAAGCTCCCGTCTGTACTCTATAAAGAGCCTTTGTAACTGTCGGCGCTGCCTGGGTACCCATAGCAGCAGCTACAGCCTTTCTAAAGCCGTCCATAGTGTAGCCCATTTTAAGCCCGTTCCATAGGTGCTCTGCGTCGCCGTGATTGGAGGCAATACCTTTTTTATATCCCTCGCTATGGCTTACTATAATTGTACCCTCTGCGAGCGGGTTTAGGTTGTACTCTTTACAAAGGAAAGCGAAAAGCTCTACGGCTGCGTCGTATGTACGCTTTGCTGCCGCTTTTGCTGCCGCCATATCGGAGCAAGTGAAATTTGAGCCGCTTGTATATTTAATGCAGGCAGGCTCGCACATTTCTACGCCGATATGAGTATTATTTGAGGAGCCGCCGCCGTGCCAGCCTCTATAATTCCAGGGCAAGCCCTGGTATATTACGCCCGTGTTAGCGTCTATAAATGCGTGTACGCAAGCTCTGTCGTAAGAGCTCTTATTCCAATTATTGACAAAAACAAGCGCGGAGGGCTGCGGACAGCCTACGCTATGCAGCATTAGCCCTTTTACAGTAATTTTTCTGCCCTGCTTATAGCAAGGGTTATTTGTTAAGACCGTTTCTTTTATCTGCATAATTATTCCTCCGTATATTCTATGTCGTTTGCCTTTAATTCCTTTAAGTATTTATCAGCTGCCGCCGCCTGGGAGGTAAAGCTGTTGTTTTTCCACCAAGTCCACATAGCAGCTACAGCTGTTGCGATAGTGGAAATAATGTTGTAAATTTCCTCCTCCGCAAAGGGCAGAGGGTTAATATCAAAAACGATTAAAATTTGATTGATAAGTGCAACGGCAAGTATTACCGTTCTTGTAATGGTTTCTTTGCTCGCGTTTTTCATAGTGCAAAACTCCTTTTAATAAATATTATTCTCGTCCTCAAAGTCTGCTTTGTCGGGCTGTATGCCGTACTGCTGCATAAGTTTAATTTTGTTCTCGGCTTTTGCTTTTGAATAGTAAAACCCGAGAGCTGTTGCTGCCGCTCCCGCTGTTGAGGGTATTAAATACGCCAACGCGGAGAGGTCGCAAGTCTTATAAATCATATACAGAGAAAAAACAGTAACAGCAACATCTATAACGATAACGCCTATACAAAGTATCTTTGAAAACTCTATTTTTGATTTGCGGGGGCGTTCTTTTGACATTTAGTGCACCTCCTCGGGTGGGTGTTCGGGTAGCTCCATAGTTTCGTTATATAAGCCCGTAGCTACATCATTTCCGCCTAAAGCGTGGTAGCTGTCGTATGCTCTCTTGAGAGCCTCTTTTGCATAGATAGGGCAATAGCGTTTCTCGTGCCATTTTTCGTATTGCCTTATAATTTCAGCGCGGAGTAAACATTGCAGCCCTAACGCGAGGGCGTCTTGTTTCTTTTTGCCGAGCTTTACTTTTGATACAACAACGCCGATAATAGACATAAAGCCGCCGCATAAAAAGGGAATGAGCCATTTTATAAAAGTTTCGTAGTACATAGCGTAAACTCCTTAATTATATTCTTTGCCGAGTGTTTCGAGCTCGGCTGCGGCTGTGTCGCGCATTTGCTGTAGCTCCTCGTCGGTGCTGTATGCGATATTTGCCTGCTCGATAACCTCCGCTTGCTTGAGGATAATATCAGCTTGCAGGCGCGTTACTGCGCATAGCCTCTCGATTATCTCATAAGGACTCATTTTCCGAGTTTTCCTCCTGGTCGGGAGAAACGGGGAAAACTACATCAAAAGGAAAACCTTTTTGCTCGGGTAAGTCCCTTAATGCCTGGCGGTATTTAGCCCAGGCTCCCGTAAAGATTTTTGCAAGCGAGGCAATAAACTTTGTAGCGGTAGAGGGGTCGAGCCCGAGTCTGTCGAGCGACATTTGCTTGTCGCTGTTATCGAGCAGCTTATTACGAATTTTACGAGCGAGAGCTGCTGCCTCGTCCTCGTTTTTCTCCTCGCAAGCCGCAGCGTATGCCTTTAATAGTGTTTCCTCGAGTTCCGCTTTTTGAGCGTTAGCCATAGCCTCGATTTTAGCAAGGCGCTTGTAGTAGTCTTTCTGCATTGTGCTTGTCCTCCAATTCTTTATAGAATTTAATCATTTTGCGCCGCTCGTGGTAGGTATCTCCTCGAGCTGCATTTGCAAGCCAAGAAACGAGCGACTCGTGCGCGGTGCCTGCCGCATACTCCCCGCTATACTCTTTAGCAAATAGCTTTTTGAGTTTTCGGCGTTGCTTGCCTTGTTTCTTTTTATCCATTTTGCGTATAATTGCTCCCGAGTCGGTAACAATAAAACGCCATTGCAGCATTTTTACGCCCTGGCGGAGAGGATATAAAGAGGTCTTGCTGTTGAGCTGTAAGCCTATAGCCTCTAACTCTCTTTTGATTTCTCCCAGGCAATGCCGCAAAAATTCCTTGTCTTTGTGAATTAACACAAAGTCGTCCATATACCGTATATAATGCTTTACTCGGAGCCTCTCTTTTATAAAGTGGTCGAGGTCGTCGAGTACAGCGAGAGCTACGAGCTGCGATACTTGCGAGCCGAGCCCTATACCCATATCCCCGCCGAAAGAGTCTACAATCTCGCAGGCGCGGGCGGCTATTTGCTCGTCCTTAACTCGCTTGCATATTGCAGCCTTTGCTATGTCGTGTCGTATGCTCGGGAAATAATGGTGTATATCGCATTTAAGCACCCACCCGTCGCAGCCGTTAGCTTTATAATAACGGCGTAAATGGGAGGTCATACGGTTTAGGGTATAATCGACTCCACGCCCGCGGAGGCAGGCGCAATTATCGGTTATAAAAGATTTAGTTATCTGCTCATAGAGTCCGTTGTCGCATAGCGAGCGTTGAAATTGTCGGTCTTTTAAGCGAGTCGCTACAATTTCCCGACGCTTTGGCTCGTATATTGTAAAGTGTTGGTACCTATCTATGCTATACTTGCCGTTTAAGAGGCTTTCTCTCAAGCGGTAAGTATTTTTAAGGGCGTTTGCCTCATAGCCTACGGTACTATCTTTCCAACGGATATTACGGCAGCTTTGTTTTAGCCCTTTATAAAGGCTGTTAAAAGATGTTACTTGCTCGTATGACATAATAATAAATTTAAGCGGACGCGTAGAAAAGGACTACCCCGTAAGGTACCTTTGTCGCCCGCAATATTCCCTCCTCTCGGAGGTAGGACGGTCGCTCCTTGTGTGAGGTGCGCTGCTTTGGTCTTTCGACTACTTGAAAACGGGCTTTTCTCACAATCGGGGGCGACTCCGTTAGCATTGTTCGCGTTGTTGTTGTTCAATGCTCCCGAGGTATTCACATTGCGCTCGTTGTTGGCGTTCCCAGGGTTAGGAGAGCGGAGCCAACAGTTACGCGCCGAGCCAAAAGAATAGCAACCGCCCTACATATCTTTGTATTTGTCTTTGTCGGACTTTATCCAGGCTTTTAATAGGTCGTCTGTCTTGAGTATTAACCCCGTCCAAAACTCTACCTTATCTCCCGAAATATAGCCCGCTCTGTATGCGTCGTCTATGAGGTCTAACAGAGCGTCAAGGTGTGCGTGAGCTTTTGTTTGCTCCATACGGCGGTACTTGTATTCCTCGGCATTTGATACATATACCGAATTTGCGTGCCGTATACAA